ATCCGTCTCAGCAGCAAAGTTCTTAACAGCAGGGTTACCTACAAACCCGTCCCCTGCACGTAATGGCTGACCTATTCTACTGTCAGCTGAAAATAAACAACGTCCAAACATGATATACCTCTCAAATTTAAATAATTTAAAATTAGTGAACTAATATCTAAGTAGCGTCCATAAACTTGTCCCAGTCAGTCTCTCCAACTGCATTATCATTTACTACGTCTTTAGGAGCAAATTCTTGACCCATAGCTATGACAAATCTCTGAGTCATATCAGTTATTTCAGCAGGTGTTGCATTAGGGAATTTAGCTAGAAGCTGAGTTTACTGAGATGGATATTGGTGATTGCTTTATATTTGAAGTAACTAACGCACAAGCTGGCGCATTTGATGTAGTTATTGCGGTAGGTGTAGGTATGACAGCTATTGGTGCTAACAATACCTTAAGTGTACCTCCTCAATCTACTCGTTGGTTTAAGTTGATTAAAACCTCAAATACTACACACGATTTGTTCTAAATCAGATTTATTTTTTTTATCTAAAGCTTAATTTAACTTATAGCCATGAGGCTAGTAGGAGATTATTATGAGTGTTGGCATATTTAATACCAGCAATTTTACAACTGATCTAGCTAAGAAGTCCTTTGCGGCTATGATTACTAGATTGATGCCAAATGGTACAGCTCCTTTGTTTGGGCTTACTTCCATGCTTACTGACGAAACTGCAGTAGCAGTTGAACACGGTTTCTTCTCTAAGACTATGATTTTCCCTGAAGCTAAGATTAATAACGCGGCAGGATTTACATCAACTGATACATTATTTGATGTAGATACTACTCTTAACTTACTTCCTGGTATGTTGATGCGGGTTGAGCGTACCGGAGAGAATGTTATTATTAACTCTGTAGCTAACCTTACTCAGATTAATGTTAATCGCTCTATAGGATCAGTAGCTGCTGCTGCTATCTTAGATGATGATGACTTATTCCAAGTAGGTACTGCATTTGAAGAGAGTTCTACACGCCCTAATGCTAATAACATTATTCCTGTACGTGTCACTAACTTAACTCAAATCTTCCGTAACACTTGGGCTATCTCTGGCTCAGCTAATGCTACTCAGGTTATTGCAGGAGAGAGTACTGATGCAGAGAGTCGTCAAGATGCCGCTGCACTTCACGCTGCTGATATTGAGAAAGCTATATTCTTTGGTCAGAAGTCCCAGGGTACACGTAACGGTCAGCCTTTCCGTACTATGGATGGCTTGCTTAATTTGATAGAGACCCCCGGAAACTATCCAGCTAGCTTTGGCGGCGCTACTAATAGCTTTACAGCCGGCGCTACTACTAACTGGACTCAGTTACTTGGTTTCTTAGATAATATGTTTGACCAAGCTACTGATCCTAAAGGCTCTAATGAACGTGCTATGTTCGTAGGTGGTACAGCTAAGGTAGTTATTAATGAGATTGGTCGCTTAAATGGTACTTATCATTTAGTAGATGGACAGACTAATTTCGGTCTTGATTTCTCTACCGTAACCTTACCTAGAGGTAAGATTCGTATTATTGAGCACCCGTTGTTTAATACGAATAGTATCTGGGCTCAGATGGCGGTATCTGTAGACTTACCTACCTTCCGTCTAGCTTACCTTGCTGGCCGTAAGACTGTGAATAAAGAGTTTAATACCAAAGGCGATATGGCACAAGATAACGGTATTGATGCAATAGGCGGTACTCTTACTACAGAAGTTACAACTGTTGTTAAGAACGTTCCAGCTAACTCAATAATCCGTAATCTTACTGCTGCTGCTGTAGGTTAGAAATAGCAGTTACCACTACCCAATAGATTGCTACTCACTACTAATATTAAGGTGAGTAGCTTCTTATAACCCATTAGGATAATCCCATGACTAATCAAACCTCGCAAGTTAAGCAAACTCCCCATGTAGATGTAAAAGATGTACCTAAGTATCAGCATTACAGTTCAGCTCGTATAGCTATGCGCTTAGTAACTGAAAAAGGTAAGAGAATTATATTTACTGGCTTTGAGTATTTTACTCAAGATGAAGATATTATTAAATACTTAGATGACGAAATTAGACAAGACTTACCTGGAATTACTAAAGGTAAACTTATGTCCTTTGCAGAAAAAGACCCTATGGAGAAACTCAAGCGTGAGATTATAGCTGAGCACGAAGACAAGAAAGCTCAGGAAGCGGCTGATGCAGCTAGAGGTATTAAGAAAGACATGGGTAATACTAAAAAGGGAGCTGAGCCTTCTATTAATCCTCTTGGTTCGGATAAGGTAGCAAACTAGAAATACTTTAATTTAGCTGCTACTTATGTGGCAGTTAGTTTAAGTTATTATTATAATATAGGAATAATTATTATGGCTATTGATAAGAAAACTTATTCTGCATCTAGTGTGGATAATCCATCAGGAGAAGCTACAGAAATAACACCTGCTGATACAGATTTAGCTCAGTATACTCGCGCTCTTTATATAGGTACTTCAGGTGATGTAGCTGTTAGAATGGCCAGAGAAGATGTAGCAGACGGAACTACTGTAGTTACATTTAAAAATGTACTATCTGGTTCTATACTTCCTATACGAGTTAGTCAAGTTAGAGCTGCAACTACAGCTACTAATATAATAGCATTATTCTAGGATTATATTATGTTAGGTATAAATCTGAAATTGAATAATCAGAATCAATCTTCTAAATATCCTGTACCTCTATCTACTTTGTTTATGCCTCTAGAGAAGAATCTAGATATTATAAGAGGGGTTGGTTCTGCAACGTTTACACGCTCAACCATCGGAACCTTTCTAGATAAAGACGATGGACTAGTTAAAACAGCCGCTATAGACGCTGCTAGATTCGAAGCTAACGGCGTATTGATTGAAGGAGCCGGCGAAAATTTAGCGATTCGCAGCGACGAGGTTGATAATGCCGCTTGGTCTAAAACAGGAGGTATAACATTCGCAGCAAATCAATCTGCAGGAGCGGATGGATCACAAACAGCTGATCAAATAACTTATGTTGGTGGTCAAGGAAGTCCATCGACTAGAGCAACACAACAAGCAGTTACAGTTCCAGGAGGTACGGCCAGTAAAACTTTTACAGTTAGTTATTGGCTGAGGTCAGTATCCGGTACCAGTAAGTTTAGATTTAACTGTACTCACGGAGGCGTAATTGCTCAGTTTGGTCCAGATATAACAGCAACCACCACATTACAACGATTTGACTTTACCGTAACTAATGGTGTTGCGGCTGGAAATGGAATACAGTTTATAGGAATAATAGCTGCTACTGATGACTCAGCCTATGATTTATATGTTTGGAGATATCAATTTGAAGAAAGCCCATTCGCATCATCTGGAATAAAAACAGAGGCAACATCAGTAACCCGAGCAGCAGACAATCTAATTATTCCCATTGCTAATTTTAACCAGCCTGTAGGTTCAGTGTCAATGACTGCTGATCTCATAGGTTTGAATTCTTCAGCAAATCAATTTTTTTATAGTATAGATATTGGAGCTACATCCAAAAGACATATTCTTATAAAGGCATCTACTTCTAATAATACTAGAACGCTTTTAGTTGATACGACTACGCAAGCCGATTACACGGCTGCACCAACATGGGTGGCTGGCGTAGCCAGAAAGGTAGCATACACTTACGGTACAAATGATATAGAAACGTTTGTTGATGGAGCTTCTATAGGTTCAGATACTTCAGCAACAATACCGTCAGGGCTTACAAATATTAATATAGGAGCTGACAATACTGGAGCAAGCTTATTATTCGGTCACATCAAAAACTTCAGAATATACGATGTAGCATTAACTGCTAATGAAGTAGCTAGAATATCTTAAATAGAGGCTCCATAAGCGGGGAATTATGTCAGATACAGTAAATAAAACTTTAGTAGCAGATGTGTATACAGCTATTACAGTAGCCGGAGAAAGCGGTACTATTCATCATGACGGTACAGCAGGTTCTGTTCAGATAGCAGAAGGAGCAGCGCAGCCAGCAATTGCTATTAGAGGTTTAGTTCTTAATATCGATAACTCTAGTATTCAGTATAACTTAGCCGCAGGTCAGATAATGTACGCTAAACCTGAAGGTAACTTAAACTCTATTTCAGTAACACCAGCTTAGGAAAAAGATTATGCCATTTGGAGCAGCAGTAGCAGCAGTAGCAGTAGCAGGCGGATTAATTATGCCGTCATTTACATCTAGATCAAGTAATGGGCTTACTCTTAAAGTTGCAGGGGCAACTTTAGGTCAAGATAGTACAACAGCATTTTGGGATGCTATTGATTTATCGCATACTAAGCAGGGGTGGGAAAGTGTAAAATTAGCTGCCGCAGCTAATACATTAGAGCAAACTATTTTAGATATTACGGATAAAGGAGTGTTGACCCAGGTCGTTGCTCCGAGATTAAGTACAAACGGAACGATGACTATTCGTGTTACCGCTGATGGAACTGTGACAACTTTTATTAGTGAGACTATAGATTCAAACACTCGTTTTTGTATTGGTTATATTTTAGGCTATTCAGCAGAAATCTCAGCAGCAAATGGTCAAGGGATAGGTAGCGCTAATGATGCTGGATTCTCTCTTTCTCCTTTAGCTTTATTGCCGACACCTTTGCAGACATTAGCAGAAGGTATTATTGGTATACCTTATAGCACTAGCCTTAAAGTTACAGTTCAAGGGTCAGTTAATATCAAAGGGACAGCTCTGCATTTAAATTGTTGTGCTAACCACACTTTATTTGTACCTGAGGGTTTAAGCTAATGACTTTTGATGAATTGAAAGAAGAAGTATTCATAATAACAGACCGTAGAGACCTTGTAGCTCAGACTGAATCTGCAATCAAAGCAGCTACCCTTAAAGCACATCGCTCTGATTTCTACTCTAAAGATATACATGAGCAAGGAGTAGAATTTACTACTGCTGATTTTCGCCAGAGTTTAGATTATATACTTCTTATATCTAACTTCCGTGCGCTTAAGTATGTAAAGAGAGTAGAAGATGAGAATGATGATGTAGGTAAGTTCTTAGATATAATTACCCCAGAGAATACGCTAGATACGTATGGTATAAATAAAGTAGATATAGCATATGTAGCTGGTAGAGTATTAGAGATTCGCTCTTCTGTAGAGTTTACTAAGATACTTCTGGGTGCTTATGTATTACCTATAGTACGTGCTGGCGCATATGATTCTTGGGTAGCTGAACAGAATCCGTTTGTTATTATATATGAATCTGCAAGAGTTATATTTAAGTCTATAGGTTATGATGAGCAGTCTGCTACATTTACACAACTTGTAGCAGAAGAATTTGAATTACTTAAAATGTCAGCTCTGTCTGATGTTGGGTACTAGAAGCACTTAGTGCTAGGAGAATATCATGAGTAGTGAAGCTAATGTCTGGAACCCCAGAACGCTATTAGAACTTTCAGCTAATACTAAATCTATAGAAGAAAGAATTACTGCTATAGCGGGTCAGAGTTTATTTACTCTTAAGACTTTTGCTTATGTAATAGGCGTAGGTTCTTTAGAAGTACATAAAAACGGCTTACTTCTTACTAAGGGAGTAGATTGGGTAGAGAATACTACAACTACTTTCTCCTTGATTGGTACTGTACTAGCAGGAGACCAAATAGTTGCTTCCGGCCATGTAGGTATTACAGGTCTTGTAGATGTTAGAGATACAGATATCTTTGTAACTAACTATCAAGCTATAAGAGATTATGTAGGTACAGAGATTACCCTTTATGCTCAAGGACAAGTTACAGTAGGAGATGAAGGAGAAGCTTTCTTTCAAGAAATTACTGGTCAGGCACCGGGATTTTTTGTAGATAATAATAACTCTATAATTGTACCTACTGGCGGTGATGGTTCTAGAGGCTGGAAAAGATCGTTAGGAACTGCACCTCAAACTGTAACTTTAGCTCAAATGAAGTCAGACCTAAATGCACTAGCTGGAATTAGTATTTACGATGTTACTGATAGAGGACTTAGTAGATTTGTAACTAT